TTTGCCATTTCACGGATTTTATCGGCATTGAACCAAGCGCAATCCAAACGCTTTTGTAGTCGTTCGGCAAGCCAGGTTTTACCTGAACCCGGCAAGCCAAATATTAAAATCTTCATTCTTCATCCTCATCTGTAGTTGTCATATCAATATCAAATAGTTGGATAGTCAAAGATACAAATACAGTTATAATATAAACGGCAGAAAACCCTGCGAAAAAACTATAACCTATAGACCATATTGCGTATGCTGATAGTGCTGATGCACAGATTAGCAAATACTTATAAGATAAAGGAATATCTTCATTCAAATCGAGAGATATTTCAAATTGTGGTGATAAAACTAACGCACCAACTTTGATAAAATTAAAAAGTGACCAAGCAAGCATTGCGCCTGCAATAATTAAATAACGTTCATCTTGCAAATAAGAATACATTGAAATACTTACAAGATGGCAAACTGAAAATAGTAATGAGTAATACATTTAGTGCCCCTATAGTGGTCGGATAATCATTAATGGATCGGCGAGAATAAGGAGTAGCCCGCAAGCTACTCCCCAAATTATAACTGATTTAATATCAAGCATTTGCCATTTCCAATGCTGTATCAAGTGCATCAACTTTACGTTTTGCATTGCCACCAAACCATGCTGATGCCATACGTGAGTCGGCAGAACGACCTAGTTTGTGGTCAGTCATATAAGTAACAGCATTGTAAGCATTCCACCATGTGCCTGGTGCAAAATCCGCACCGGGTTGATCTTCAACCAATGCCATTGCTTCTTTTGCTGTACGTGCAAGGATTTCTTTTTCCTTTGTTGATTTGCCAAATACAACACCAAAGAATTCTGTAAGTTTCTCATCAGTATAGCGACGAGTACCTAAGAAGTTTGCTGCTTCTTTGAATTGCTGAACCTTGTTATGTCCAAGACCAAGAATTTCTTTAACCTTTACAGGATCAAAAACTGAACGGTGGTTCATACGAACGGATGGCTGACCTTTTTCATTTAATGCCACTGCCAATGTATTGTTACATACAACACGTTCCATTACGAATTTAATATCAATTGCCTTACCATACATATGTGGGTTTGAAAACAACAAGTAACCGTTTACTTCATCACCGTTAAACAATGAGAAACCGTCATTTACGTCTGCCATTGCCCATACAAGTTTGCCATCTTTAAGTGATCCTGCAGTATCCATCTGCATATCACCGTTTGATACAAATTCAGTAAAGAAATCAAATGCGTCGGAATTCTGAACTGGGTTCCAATTCTTACCGACTTGTGTTAGTACTTTACCATCAGTTGAACGAATAAGTGCCTTTGTTCCTGTGGCAATATTCTCACCTTTCCAAGGGGCAAAACATTCTACTTCTTCAACTGACCAATCAAGTCCTGCGGCTTGCATCATTTCCTGTGGTGACATATTATCATCTACAGGTGTACCTAGACCGTGCCAAGGTAATCCTTGACTTTTGCGATATGCCATTTGTGCTTCGCCGTTTACCATTTCAAGTTCGTGTGCCATGATATTTTTCCTAAGTTTGTTTGTTACGATATATTTAATATAACTGATTCTATTGAGATTGTCAATAGTTAATTTGAAATTAAATCAAATTAGCATCTTTCCATGAGTCGCTCATTTCATAACCAAGAACGTGCTCAACGAAGTCTTCGCCACAATCAAAATAAAATGCCTCAATCAAATCTTCACGAGGTGAAGTATCCATGAATTGAACGTGTTGTGAAAGTGCTTCGGTATCAGATTGACGGAAGTAAGACAATGCTTGCATAACATCATTCGCATCTTCATCATACATAGCAGAAGAACGATCTTCATCTTTTGCGTATGCGTGATATTTAGCGATTAGTGCGTTTACTTTTGTAAGAGGAGTTTCGATCCAGTATGCTACAGCTTGGTTTGTCATAGTTATATTCCTTTATTTGATGATTCTAATATAACTGATTCGACAGCAAATGTCAATAGTTAATTTGATTTAAAAAGAAATTAATGAACCGTATCATTTATCATTGGAATATTATCAATCATATCAAAGGTAAACTCATCAAGACCGTTTTTGAGTAGGTCAACAACATCAACGTATTTGTTTTGACATTCAATTTCCATCACACGGATATCAGGAAATTCGTCAATAAGAAAAGACAGCATATAGAGTTCAGCATCTTTTATATTATCAAACGAATATGCTTTTGTTATTCCAAACGGATTGTGTAATGAAAATATGACAAAACCTTCGTACTCATTGTTACCTAAAGGAATACGGTGTGTACCTAAAAAGATACCAGCATCTTGATCTAACAGAATATATCTCATGCTGGGTATCCTATAAATCCTTGCCACCACGATGGCGCTTCACGACCTTTTTCCCATTTTGCAAAATGTTTAGTCATACTATAATACTTACGATATGCACTAACAGGATTACCTTCAACCTTACATAAAGGAAAATTATTCATTGCTTGCGGAAATTCTGTTATACCAATATCCGGTATATTCTGCGGAGGACTAGCAAGGATATCCTTAAGCTTACTCGCAGTCATATGATACTTTTTGTACCGCACTGAGAATTCTTCTATGAGGCCTAGAAAGTGCTCATAATGCCATATATAATTGGCTTTTGATAACGTCGACCAAACGGTGCAAGGATGATAATGATGTACCGCTTTGTATAGAACATTCTCCATTTCAGTGTCAGGATGAACGTAATATTTTACGATACGTTTTCCTGATTTGGAAGGCCGCGGTTCTATATAGCCGTCAAGCATTCTATGGGCCGTAGAAAGCATTTGCCCTGACTCAATAATCATCTTTGAGCAATGCTTATCACAGACCATCTGTGCCGCAATTTTGGGGTTCTCATCAAGGACAAATATATTCATAGAGTTTTCATACCTCGCTTTTCACGCCAAGCTACTACAATCTTATCAGACCAACCTGGGTTTTTGTTATCAAGAACTCTTAATGGCGAAACTTCGTGACCGTTACGAGCTGCAACATATTCTTCAACAGTAAAATTTCTAATCAGTTCTTTAAGAAATTTTGCTTTTGTGATTGGTGTACCACTGTACTTGAAACGAGCAATAAACAAATCAATGCCACGACCTACATTTGAAGGATGAACATTTTTACCTTCTTTATAGACAGGACGACCTTCGTAATCACCTTTGTATGTCAAGTAACCGCCGTGAAAGTCAAATTTTGTTTTGTCGAATTTTGTCATAGTAGTTTTCCTTTATTTGATGATTCTAATATAACTGATTCTATTCCAAATGTCAATGGTTAATTTGATTTAATTTCAAATTATTCATTTATTTCAGCATATTTTTTACGGACTGCAAGGAAGTGTTCAAGATAATCAAATGTTCTGATCTTAAATACTTGTGCCTCATGGCCATCAACTGTAATAAGGATTACTGCTTGTTTGATTGGTATACCTGTTCTTTCAAGGAATGCCGCGGCATAAAATGATGCTTGAATAAAGTAACCTTCAATCCATTCTGCCTTCTTTGGTTTACGACTTGTTTTAAAATCAATTACTGATAGTTCACCATCGTATTCGGCAATACAATCAACCTGACCTGCAGTCTTAAGTTTATCACTATAAAGAAACTCTTCTTGCATCCACACGTTATCCAAACGGCCGTCGATAATCTTTCTCAAATCATTAAATGAATTTAAATTAGCAGGCATTTGTTTACCTTGCCAATTTGGATCATTGTTAAGGTAATCTTCAGCAAGTTTGTGTACTGCTGTACCACGAGTTGCTGCTTGACGAGAAATCTTATTTGCTTCCTCTTCACCAACACGTTTACGCCATTCCATAATTCCTTCTTTTGAAAGTATGGATAAAACTGTTGTGATTGATGGGTAAGCATTACCTTCAGGTGTGTAGTACTTGCGGTGACCGTTTACTGCACCTCGTGTAATCTTTGGTAACACAACACCGTGGTCAACATGGTTAAACATAATATATCCTTTATCTGATTCCATTATATAATATCATAGAAGCAGGAACTTGTCAACTAGGTTTTGTTGGCCAATTGATAGTTTGAGGATATCCATCCTGTTCAGTAATATCACGTAGTGCTTGTCGATAGGTTTTCCAATTATCGCCCATGGTTACATCCGAGCATGCCATCCAATCGGTTTCAGATAATAGTGTCCACCTTTTAATACTTGCGCTTTGAATTAATTCCTCATCAGAATGGTATACTAAATCAAATCCTAAAACCCAATTGCCATCAACCAATGTCGGTTCGGTATGCTGCACTGCGGATTGCGTTTCAGTACCTACAGGATTTTGTATCTCAACTGGATATATCCTAATTGTTGAGAGATCCAAATCAGTAAAATTTTCAACCTCAAGTCCTTCTAATTCAACGTACTTTTGAATGTCCTTGCCTTCTATTGGATATATTATTGTACCATCTTCATTAACTCGTATAAGCATTATTCTCTTTCCTTAAATATCTAATAGAACTGAATATTGATAAACCATGCTATCTCTATTCACAATGTAAACTAATGTACCGTCTGAATTAAAACGGATATGTGTAGGCATATGAGCAGTTCCTCGTTTAATCGGTATATACTGTGATCCGTCGTGAGTAATTGTACTTGTAATATCCCAAGCTGAGGACATTGACCACTGATGTAAAGACGCATCTTCAAATACACAAATAAGTCTCGTACCGTCAGGAGTTATGACAAAATCAGCAATCCTAGAATTTTGAGGATAGTTTGTTAAGTTATATAAATCTAATACTGTATAAGGTCCTGCGGTGGACCAACCGCTACTAGTGTTATTTGCCGATGATCTACCTGCCGTATTAACAATTCTTTGGAGATAAACCTCATTTGAACTAACCATTTTCAAGACATACATTTCAGGGTTACCGTTGGTTGTCCAAAGCTGATCTTTTCTTAACTGCAAACCGACTACATATATTGTAGAAAGGTTTGTTGCCAATGTGCCGCCTTCGGTTATCACGCTTGTAATATCTTTACGTGAAAGTCCAGGTAACGTAGGTGTACCACTTGTAATTTGCTTACCGCAATAAGTTATATACCAATTATAATTAGAAGGACTGCCATATCTTCTTCTTTCCAAAAATACCATTTGTTCAGTTTGAGTAAAGTCTAAACCAAATGGTCTGTATTCCGTTCCATCATAGTTACTATCGTCGGCATAAAATACTGGATTTATTGTATTAATCTTACCGTCAGATATTGAATGTACCCATCTCTGTAACCCATAGGTCCCGTTCGTATAACTTAAAACCACGACGTAATTATCTGTGCTACTTGCTTGACTTTCGTTTCTAAAATATACACCATCTTCCATACTAATCAATAGAGAGATTTCATTATTATCGTTTTGATCCCTTAACGCTCCTATATTACTACCTGTAGGTAAAATCTCATCCCAGGTAATTGTAGATAAATCGTATGGAGTACTACAAGTTCCACGATGGCACGTCGGGCAAACACCTGAGGTATTTCTTATCATAAAGAAATATTTACCTGCTGCTTCTGTTGCGGTTGCCTCACTCCATAGGAGAGCAGCGGCATAACCATTTGACGGCCAAGCTGTTGATTCATTAGAATAGTCACCTTGTGATACAGGATCCGTAGTTGGATTTGTCACTGAAGATAAATCATAAGGTGTTGGAATATTAACACTCTGAATGGCACCTGTTGATGAACTTTGGAACCAAACCTGAGATCCATCCCTTGTCATAAACCAGCTCCCACTGCTCGTGGATGATGTTGAGGATTGGAACCGTACCGACTGATCTGCTTGAGCAATAGTACCTGATGAAAAAGTTACGGTGGAAATATCCCAAGCTACGCTTAAATCATATCTTGCTAATACTGCAATTCTTCCGCCAATAAACAACTTTGTACCATCACTTGAAAAATTTATATAAGTAGGCCGTCCCCAATTTCCACTACCATCATAGAAGTTTTGGTTTGTTGCCGTATCGGTAATTTGAATAGTGTTGGTTGGACTTGTAGCTATCGTACTTAAATCAAATGCAGTACCTACGGTATGCTGTTGAAGTTTATATCCAAAAGGTGATTGGCTGTAATCGTTAGTAACTTTGTAATACTTAAGTCCGTCTGGGCTCATAAACGGTGCATTTGCTGCAACAGAACTTAAGTCTCTAAATTGGCTACTTTCAAACATTGACTCGGTACCAGGCTGATAAGCACCACCGCCAAATTGTTGTGTAGAAACACAATATAAAGCGCCTGATGCATGGCCCCAAATATATCCAGGAGTATCACCATCAATATTAAACCAATGCGCGCCATCACCAAAGTTTCCTGACCCATAAACATTACCATCCCCAATACCGGGTTCAGGTGAAACCGCTCCACCAAATTCCAAAGGTTGAACACCAGTATATGCGACACTATAATTAAATGATCCTAAGTTTTGTCCACCGCGGCCGTCGGGTAATATGTTTTCTACTTCAACAAAAGCAGTATAATAAGGTACAGATGGTGACACGGCATTTGCATTATAACTAACAAATCTTATAAGAGTACTTTTACCAAAATCAGGTAAGGCAGGTGCACCGCCTGGATATGCCCAAAAGATATTTGAGTCCCAGGTAATAACAGGGCTTGTACTTGTTGATCTAACATATAGAACATAAAATTCGTGGAACTCGTCCGATGGAGCAAATCCTGTATCTGAAAGGAAAATGGTTGCTCCGTTTGATGCACTTGTAATGCTTAAGTTAAAATGACCTTCATTAGCAAGAAGAATTGTTGTTGATCCTGATACGGTAACATAATTAACATTCTCAGTTGCAGCTGCACCACCTGTTGCTTGTGACCATGCATAGTCAGAACCATCCCAAGTAAGTACTTCGTTTAATTGAGCTGTACCGAGGTTTAAGTGTGTATCAACCGCGGAATTATCATATGCGTCGGTAATTCCGTATCCTGCAATGGTTGTAGGAGTATTTTGAATATCTGACCAATCAGGTGTTGCTGATCCCATTTCTTCCCAGGTGATACCAGTATTTGTAAATTCCCATTTGTCCGTACCTTCATTCCAACGAAGAGATACGTTTGTAGAGTTACCGCGTTCAACCACAATATAAGACCAATTGGTGTTGCCTGATGATGGCGTACCTGTTTGCCCTTGGTTAAATACAAGCCTGCCGCCATCAAGAGTTGTTGAAGGAATACCAACATAACTTGATGCGTTAAGGTTAATTTGTGTACCACTAATGTTATAGCCGTTAAGATCTAAGTTACCGCCTAATGTTGGAGAAGTATCATCATTAACTGAGGCAATGCCACCTGATACTTGTGTTGTCCATGCGTAGTCAGAACCATCCCAAATTAAAACATTGTTTGTTCC